GACGCTGGCACAGCAAACTTGTTTTCCATCAGCGCTGTGCGCATTTGATTGATTGATGGTTGCACTGTGCCTCCTATGGCTTTGTGGATCATGCCGCCTTCTTTGTACAGTGGCAGACCGTTTTTGAGAATGTCTTGACGCATTGGCTCGGTGATAGGGAAGTGATGCAAATGAGTTCCGATTTCTTTTGCGGCTTGAGGGCTTTGTTTCAAAAATTCATCCCAATTTGTTCTTCCTTGGACATACTCTTCACCGCCGGGGTATCCAAGAACTTTGGTTGAGTCCTTGGATGGCATTGGAACTTTCATGACCCCAGTCTTCACGCCGTGCTTCTTGCCGATGGCGTTGAGAATATTGGGAACCTTTTTGTCGTAGAACGCCTTCATGCCTTCGCCGCCCATTTGAAGTTGTTCACCTTCTAAAAAATGATGATCTCCAACTTTTGGAGCTTTCAAAAGTCTTTCTGCGGCTTCTTTACCAATCAATTCAGAGATACGTTCAGGCGTGACACCCCGTTCATTCATGACCGTTTCTCTGTTTGGTTTAAATGCTTGGAATCTTTGCTCTTCAGGATGGTAAGCAACCATGCCAACATGCTTGGCCAAGCTATACCGATCAGCTTGCACGTCGCCGGGCGTCACCACCAAGCCGTGGTAGCCCTTCTCGGCTGCATGGTGCATCAAGCGTTTGAGCGCCATCTCTTCCCAGTTCTTTTTGAATGGGGCGTCTGGCACTTTGTCTTCTTGTAATCGTGCAGACACTTTATCAATGATTTGCCTATCTGTGCCAAAACGATTAGTTCCAGTCCATACAGGTTTGCCATCTTGGTTATACACGATAACTTCGTTTGGCTCATAAGGATTTGGCGACTTTACGCTCCAGCCTTCGGTGCTTGTGTTGCCCTTGTAACCCTTCTCACGCCCTTGTTGGTGCCAGTCCGACTGCAACTCTTCAAGGTGCAACAACTTCTCACCGTTAGGACCAGTGCGATCTTTGAGGCGCATACTGGCTAAGATGCCGGGTTCGCCACCAAAGTGCTGAGACACGCCGGGGAATTCATCTCCGCCTTTGGGAGCTTTGATCAGCATCTCTCGGTAACGCTCTCCGCCTGGCAATGTGTACTGGTCATGGGCAGTTGGGTTTTGATTCAGGTCTGAGTATGTGTTGCGCCATATCTGATCCCAAATGGTTGGACGGTTTCTTTTGATGTTGTTGGCGTAACCTTCCAGCTCTTGCTCAATTTCCTTCTTGCTATAACCCTGAGACTTCAGCTCTTCAGCTTCGGTCTTTTCAAGTTTTTTCCTAACCGCCTTTTCGACATCGTCGGCGGTTGGATTTTTCAAAATCTTTTCACGGATGGCTGGCGCTGGCTTGGCCGCCAAGTGGGTCAAGAACTCTTCATGCGTCATGCGTGGCGCATTCATCAAGCCTTCAAGGTTGCGCTCCTTCAGCTCGGTTGGCTTGACGCCGGGCAACGCCATCAGCTCTTTCAAGAACTCTGAGCCTGTGCCCACTTTACGCTTGAGCGCCTTGGCGGCCATGTCCATTGCCGAGTAAAACGGCTTGCCTTTTCCGACGAGGTCTTTCATAGTGGGCGCTCTTCTATTTCAAGGTGATGGGCGTGGGTGACTGAGCCACCATTTGCGGCAAGCAAATGAGTTTCGTGCTCTCTTGCTGGATCAAATGCTGCGAATCGTGAACGCATGTGCGAAGGATCAAACGTAACTGCGGTTTGCATCTCAGGACGATAGACACCTTTGTCGCCACGCTCTCTGTGGCTATTGATGGTGTTGATGTCAAACCGAGACATGCCTTTGTGAGATGCGGATTTCAACAACAATGGGATTATGTTTGGTGCGCTTTTTTCACCAGCTCGTTTCTTATTGTCTTCGGCATAGCGATATGCAGTTCGTGGATGGGTGGTTGAGAACACACCTTTCACTACTTTAGTGCGCTCTGGATCAAGTGATTCAATGTCTGGATGATCTGTGCCGTGGAATGTTTCCAAGTCAAAACCCATTGCTTTGGCTCGGTCTGCCGCCGTGTTGTGCTCATGTAACCCAAGCATTTTGATTGCATTCAATCTTGCTTTTTCATGTGCATCCGCATAAGGATACTGTCCGCCCTTGTTCATCAGCGCAAGTCGCATGGCGTCGATGTTCCCGCCGTCGGCTTTCTTTGGCATCCAATTGGGATTGGGTTGAATGACTGGCGTGTACTGGCGATCAGTTTGCCGTGAATACTGAGCGTCCTGCTTGGCTTTTTCAGCAGCTTGCTGGCGAAGTATGTCAAGTTTTGCCGCAATGTCTGGTGGTGGTGTGGCCATGTCAACCTCAATGGGGGAAATTGCCGTCATTATGCCTTCGCACGCCCTGTACGTCTACAGCAAGGTGTTGTAAGTTTCATGCAAGTTTGCTCGGTTCAACCGACTAAACGGCATATGGGTTGGTCAACTGGGAGCGCTTGTTGAAGTCCAAGGCGTCGATGACGTCCTCTGGATCGTAGTCGTCCCGTGGTGGTGCGTCGATGCTGATCCAGCCACCATCACGCAGGTATCTCAAGCCTTGGCTGATGCAGTCTACGAACTCGTCGTGTATTGTGCCTTCGGGGAATGAGCATATCTGGCTGACCATGCCCTCCGCCCAGTCACGCACGAATCCCTTCTTGACGCCAGACTCTGGCACCCACACACGGCCAGCTCTGATGATGTTGGCCACGATGGACAGCCGCTGTATCTTGTCAGCCCTGCCGGGGTTGTAGGCATGGACGGGCAAGTGGGCTTGGTGCAAGTCTTGGATCAGGCTGATGCCTGCGCTCTTGTCCTCCACCAGCAGCAAGTCCACGCGCTTTTTGTTCTTGCCTTCGCCGTACACCACCTCGTACTCGTCGATGACCTTTGGCCGCAACTGTGGGTATTGCAGGTGCTCTTGCCAGCAGTCGAGGATGATGACACACATCCCGCCGTCCAATGGCTTGAACACGCCCATGGTGATGCAGCCAGTCGGGTCGTTGTGCGTCTTGTCCGATGTGGCGCAGTCGTAGCTCTGGATGATGTACTCCAGTTTGGGGAAGGGTTTGCCGTCTGGCCAGAGCCTGAACCATTCACGCTTAACGATGCCGCCCTCTTCGGGGTCAATGATCTCGGCGTGAATCTCCTGCCGACCGAGCTTGGTGCCCTCGTACTGGAGAATCTGCTGTTGGAAGCTGGGCGCAAGGTTGGCGATGTTGACGTAAGTCGAGGCTTTGGTCACCACGACGTCCTTGCCCTCTCTGTCCAACAAGTCCATAATCAATGGTTTGGGCTTTGGCGTGGTGGAGCACAGTATCTTGGTGCCACGCTTACCCTTCAGACGCACAGAGAACTGGATCATGTCCCATGTCTCTTGCAGGTAGTCCCATGCCGCCAGCTCGTCCAGCCATGCCCCGTGGTACTGACCACCACGGTGGCGCTCAGGCTCTGAGGCCGGCACGCCGGTGATGATGGAGCCATTCCACAGCTTGATCTGGTGCAAGCTCTTGTTGTAGTCGAGGATCAATGCGGAGGGGATCACAGCCAGCAGGCCAGACTCACCCTCAAAGCAGGTGTTGCGCAGGTCCATCGATGTTGGCGCTGATACCAACCATCGTGTGTTGGGCTCACTTGCGGCCCAGTAGCCCAGAGTCTCGGCTGAGGTGCGTGTCTTGCCTGATCCACGGCCTCCCAGCATCAACCAGATATTCCACCAGTCGCCTGGTGGTTCAAGCTGGAACTTGTGTGCCTTGGTGTTCCACTTGGCACGCCATTGGATCGTTAGTTGTTGGCGTGGGTCAAGCTTCTTGAACCGCTCTCTGGTGTCTGGGTCTTTCAGTAGCTCTACAACCGTGCTCATAGGGGCTTGATAAGGGCGTAGGGCTCGTTGGTGCGCTTCTGGGTGCGCTCCATGGCATTGAGGTCTTCCAGCACCTCTTTGTGCACCAGCTCAAGGTCGTGAACCATCAGGTAGCTGTCGATCACATTGAACTTCTTGACCTCCCACATGATGCGCGGAGCCATGTGCAGGCGCACTCGTAGACGGTAGGTGGTGGCTGTCTGGGTTGCGAAGTCATACCAAGCCCACAGCATGCGAAAGCCGCCCGGTGCCCGGCTGAAGTTGAGCCCTAGCTTGATGTGATGTCCTTCGGGTGTGTGATGGATCATGGCTTACTCCTGCTCTTGGCGACTCATTGCATAGTGCTTGAGGAGCTCGTCAAACAGATCGAACTCGCCTTCCAGCTTGATCGGTGCCTCTGGGTCGCCTGCCACTTCCATGCGTGCCAGCTTGGGCACATGGTACTCAACCACGCTCTGGAACATGTCGAAGGCTTTGGCTGGGTTTGGTGGGACGATAAACTTCTCTTCACCAGTCTCAGGGTCAATCGCCTTCACACCGTCTGCAACCCTATCGAGCCATTCAGTGAGCCTGTGAGCGTTTCCGTCCACGAAGGTAGCTATGGCCTGCCGAGCTTCCGATGTGGCCTTGTTGGGGCTTCCAGCCGGTCTCCCGGCCCCTTTCTTAGCAGTCATACTCCCTCCTGAATATTTTTAAATTGTTTATTCAGTAAGTTAGTTGACACTAACATGTATTTCTCTCTGGTCATATTTCAGTCCTTTCGCACATTCGTTTCAGTGCATTGTGAGCTGGAGTTTAACCTGAAGTTGTGGTTCTTGGGAAGACGCTGTCGATGTCGGCTTGCATGGCCTCTATGCCTTGCGGCGTGCCTTGCATTCGATAGACGGGTTCTCCTCCCATTTTGTCGTCTGTCTTGTATAGGCGGATTGCGTATTGGTTGCCAAATACCAGCTCAATGAACCGTGGGGGTGTTTTATCTTGTGTCATTGCTTTCTCCATTTGAGTG